CCTCCCGCCCTCCTAAAGGAGGAGGGGGCGTCCGGAGCAGGGCGAGCTCCACTCCAAATTGCATTTTGGAGTGGAAAATACGGCAAAGCTCACGAACAGCGATTTGTCGGAGGGTGGTCTTGCTTTGATGCAACGGACGCCCTCTCGCTAGACATTAGCCGAGCTTCCTACAAAGTACTACTCGTATCGTGCTGTGCCCGTTGTACATACGAGTTCCAAAAATAGTTCCCCTCTTGGAACTTTTTAGTTCCAAGGCGGGAACTTTCGAGTTCCAAGGCAGGAACTTTTTAGTTCCAAGGCAGGAACTTTCGAGTTCCAGCGGAGGAACTATCAGTGGGAAGGGAATTAGGGAGAGGATTGCAGGTAAGTAAATGGAAATGAGAGCGGTTCGCACGATATCTCAGTGGTTTGCACTGCGAGGTAAAGTGCAGAAAGCGTGGATTTGTGCAGAAGTTCCGTTACCAAATCGTTAGCCCATTCTCCGAATGGTAACGAAGAGGTAGGAGCAGGTAACTGACGGAAGTGTATTCGGTAAGTGAACTTTCTGCGATTCGGGTGCTGTTGCTCTGATATACAACGCTTTGCGTAGCTGAGAACGCTTTGGTAACGGGTAACTTTGCCCATAAAAACAGAAGCGTATGCAAACAGACAAAATGAAGGTGTTGCTCTACCTCAAAAAGAGCGGATTGGACAGATCGGGGCTAGCTCCGATTATGGGGCGGATAACCTACGGTCGAACGATAGCTCAATTCAGTTGCAAGCTGTCGTGCGACCCCAAGCTGTGGAATGCTCGTGAGAGCAGGCTGAACGGCAAGAGTCGTGAAGCTGTGGCAACGAATGGCAAGTTGGAGCGTTTGCTTCTCTCGGCGCAGTCGGCTTATCAAACCCTTTGTGAGCGAGGGATTGTCTTTACAGCGACTGACATCAAGGAGTTGCTGCAAGGTAGTATGCAAAGCAAAATCACCTTTTTGGAGCGGTACGATCAAATGCTCGAAGAGATGAAGCAAAAGGTGGGTATCGAGATAAAGGCAACAGCTCTGAATAGTTACTTTACTATTCGAAAGCATCTGCGAGCCTTTATCGAGGAGAAGTTCCACACGACAGATATTGCTTTCAGTCAGATTGAAGAAGACTTCTTGGATTGCCTACGACACTACTCTGTCGGAAAGCTGGGGCATTCGCAGGGTCATTATCGTAAGATGGCATTAGCGGTGAAGAAGGTCTGCCGTTTGGCATATCGTGAAGGATTGATAACACGACAACTGTTTGCTCACGTAACGATCGAACGAGGAGAGAATAAGCGACCTCGTGCATTGGATAGGGCATCGTTGGATAAGTTGCAGAGCCTGACCTTTGAGCCGTATGAGGTGGAGCTGGAAACTGCTCGTGACCTCTTTCTCTTCGCTTGCTATACGGGTGTTGCCTACTGCGATATGGTTGCCCTTAATCGGGAGAATCTCTTTACAGATGATGAGGGGGCATTATGGCTTAAGTTCCGCAGACAGAAAACCAATACGCTTTGTCGTGTGAAGCTCCTATCTGAAGCGGTGCGTCTGATAGAGCGGTATCAATCGGAGGAACGAACTACGCTCTTTGCTCCTATTCCCTATTCGGTTTACCTCGCCCAACTCAAAGCTCTACAACTTCGAGCTGGTATCTCTATTCCCCTTTCGGCACACGTTGGTCGCCACACCTTTGCCACGTTGATAACTTTGGAGCGGGGCGTGCCGATCGAAACGGTGAGCCGCATGTTGGGGCATAGCAATATCCAAACGACCGAGAGATATGCTCATGTGACTCCGAAGAAGCTTTTCGATGAGTTTGAGCAATTCCTCTCTTTCACTGAAGACTTAACCTTAATCTTGTAAGAACAATGCGCAGTACATTTAGAATACTATTCTACATCAATAAGAGCAAGACCAAAGCAGACGGCACAACGGCGATCCTTTGCCGTATTACCATAGACGGAGAGAGCGTAGTTATAACCACAGGCGAAAGCACTGTCCCCCACGATTGGAGCGTGAAGCGAAGGGCGACAAAGGAGAAGAAGACCAACCAACGCTTGCAAACCTTTCGGGAGAATGTCGAACAAGGCTACAACACCTTGCTTTACAAGTATGGAGCAGTAAGTGCCGAGTTGCTGAAGAACTACTTGCAGGATGTCGGGAAAACTCCAACGACCCTGCTTGCTCTTAGTGCGGAAGAACTCAAAGCCCAACGAGAGTGCAGTAGTGCGGGGACGTATAGGAACAATCGGTATGCCGATAGGCTGCTTAACTCTTTTGTTCGCAGTCGCAGTGAGCGGGATGTCCCCTTGTCGGCTCTTACGATTGAGTTCTTTGAGGATTATCGCTGCTATCTGAAGATGGAGGGCTATGCGCCCGCAACGATAAATGGCCATCTCTGTTGGTTGAGTCGATTGATGTATCGAGCCGTCAGTCAGGGAACAATACGCATCAATCCGTTTGAAGAGGTGAAGTATGAAGTCGTAGAGCGCAAACCTCGTTTTCTGAGTAAGGGCGATGTGTCCAAGCTCTTGGCATTTCCGTTGCAAGATGAAGGGGCAGAACTAAGCCGAAGAATGTTCCTTTTTTCGGTCTTTACAGGTTTGGCTTTTGTTGACTTGCAGGGGCTACGAGCTTCGCAAATCGAGACGAACAGCGAGGGGAAGCGGTATATTCGCAAGGCAAGACAGAAAACGGAGGTGGAGAGTTTGATCCCCTTGCATCCAATAGCGGAGCAGATTCTTTCTCTTTACACGAAAGAGAAGAGCAAAGGGGACTACAAGATATTCCCCGATACAATGAGCGACTGGAAGCTACTCAGTCATCTCAAAGCCGTGGGGCTGGCTTGTGGCATCCGCACTCCGTTGACTTGGCACTGTGCAAGACACACGTTCGGCACGCTAACGCTAGAGGCTGGTGTGACTATCGAGAGCATTGCTAAGATGATGGGGCATTCGTCTATTGCCAGCACGCAAATCTACGCCCAAGTCACCGACCAAAAGATTGCAAAGGATATGGAGAGGTTGATGCAAAAGCCACTATAAGTAGAGATTAGCCCGCCATCTTTCCACTACCCGTGGCTCCTTTGTAAAAAGCTTAAGCCCAAAGGCAAGCACTAAGCATTGATGCAAGACCGTTGTCAACTGGCAGGGAGTATATAGGTTCTTTGACTATTCCTATGATGGCAACTAAGGCTGGACTTACCCCTTTCTTGCTGAACAATATATCTATGGCTTTTGATCTTCACTTTGAAGAACTAAGTCATCTATTACCCGAAAGGGTGAAAAAAACAAAGTCAGAGCAAAATACCTTATTTTAGGTATTGTGAGAACAGAAAAACAACACTAGCTTTGCCTCTGTAAGAAAAAACAATCACTGCGCATGATTATATACAAAGTATAGTACAGCTCAAAGTTGGAGAACGAGTTCTCCTCAATTTGCATTTGATTGAAACATCGCTGATCACGATGTTTGAGATCCAGCAATATGGGTGACTTGCCATAGTACTAAAAAGCCTCGAAAGGTCAAATCCTTCGTTGTATAACCACTAAACAAAGAAAACAATGAATCAAAGAAAAGCATTGATTGGAGTATCTTTCCTCCTTTCCATCATCTTCCTTTGTGGATGTGAGAAAAACCAAGCTCTAGAAGAGCCAGTTACACCTAAGGGAGGTGAAAACTCCCAAAACTCGTACGTTCTACGAAGCTACACTGTAACCCCAGAAGCTGTCACAAAACAAGCGATGGATTTAATATCCATCCTTGACGACAATTCTCTCCGCAGTGCGGAGAGAACAATAGAAAGTGTCACTCCTATTTCAGGTCAAGGACTTAGAAGTGGAGATGAAAATGAAACGGCAACCCCGATTGCGTATCTGGTAAACTTTTCTAATGACTCTGGGTATGCGGTGTTGTCCGCCGATTCAAGATTGGAGCCTGTTTGGATGATATCCAAACAAGGAAATCTAAGCATCGAAGAAGAACCCAATAACCCGACTGCATTAATGCTAATGAAACAAGTGGAGTTAGCATACAATGTGAATCGCTATGAGTTTATTGATCACTTAGAACCAGGAGGTGGGTTCACTCCAGTATACCCACCAGTATATCCGCCAGTATATCCGCCAAGAAGAAGCACTCATATTGAATATGGAGCTTGGGAGCATATTCCTGGAGAAAAGTATGAGGCTTTAATCCCTGTCGTATGGGGGCAATCTGAAGAGCCATACAATCTCTATATACCCAAAAACTTATCGAAACATGCAGGTTGTGTTACAGCTGCCGTAGCTCAAATTATGGCATTTCATAGCTACCCAAGGTATTATAATTGGAGTGAAATGCTGAAGCATCACCCATTGAGTGCTCCCAACAGAGATTACCCCAATGCTTATCGTCAAATAGGACAGTTATATAAGGATTTGGGCATTTCTCTTAAAGTGAAATATGCGCCAGATGGTAGTTCTGCCTATGACAAAGATGTTCCGAAAACGTTTGAACATTTTGGCTATACAAGAAAGGGCACACTTTCAGACTTCTCATTCTCTTCAGTTCAAAATGAACTAAAAAGAGAGAATGGAAAAGGATATCCAGTATATATGTCAGCCTCTGACAAAATGAAAGTAAAGTACAAGTATTTTTTGTGGTGGCATTGGAAAGACATTTCCTTCGAATCAGGACATGCATTTGTAATTGATGGTATTAGCAAAGCTCGCCGGTTAGTTCGAGAAATTGAAGACCAAACAGGGAAAGAAATTTCTCGTCATTATGAGACAATTGATTTATTACATGCAAATCTAGGGTGGAATAACTCTAGATACAATGGATATTATAATAAGTCTGTCTTCAATACAAACAAGGGTCCTGTATTAAAGAGTATGAGTAACTCTGTCGTTGGAACAGATTATGTGTATCGTTACAACTTTAAGACTATAACAGGTATTAGACCATGAGACACGTAATACAACACCCCCTATTAGCTCTCATTGCACTATCCGTGCTTGTGAGTTTCTTTTCCTGCCAAAAGTCCTCAGCTGTCAAAGGATCCGAATCTCCTCAGCCTCACTACATTCAACAATATGTAGAAAGGCCCGAGTTCAAGTCGGCAATTTGGGCAGTCCCATCTCAAGCCGAAAGCAAAACTTCCACTGGGCAATTTGTCGTGGTAGTCAAAGTGAATGAAGACGAGGGAGCTGAAACTCACGTAGTTAATTACAAGAGAGAGCCTGAGCGATTCCTTACTTATGCCAAGCGTTACAACGACTTGTCATATAATCGTCCGATTCCAGCGCCTAACAGCAATGGAGCCTTAGCCGAACCTCTATCTAAAGTGCAGTGCTATGAAATGTCATCAACGGGAGAGCTGGTCGATGTTTCTTCCAAGGTAGTACTGAGAGCTTTGACCTTCTTGCCCTATATAAAGAGCGGGTACAAAGATCGGGAATCTGTAGAGAAGCCAAAAACTGATGGTATGCCGAGTAAGTATGGTCCGAGAGACTATCTTGTCAATAAGACTCTTTCGTCGTTGACCGTGGAAGACCTAACTTTACTTGACTATCAGTCTTTCAGTTACCTCTTCGAGCTTATTCCTATTGCCCCCTATAAGTTCGAGAAGAATTCGCAGATCAAGGTCGTGATAAGCGAGAGCGGGAAAACGCACGAAACTATAGCAAGATACGCAGAGACCTTATAATCTGAGATGAGCAATCCTTTATCGGATTGTCTGTAAAAAATCGAGTAGGTCGGGAAACGAAAGTAGGTCAGGAAACTTTCGTTTCCCGACCTACTCGATTATCTTCTATAGTTCTCACTCAGTATTCTGTTTATGTCTGAGAGCCGATAGAGAATCTTCCCTGCAATTTGGGTGTAAGGGATAATGCCCTTATCCCGATAGTCTTGCAGGGTTCGAGGGGAAAGGAACAGTCTCTCGCAGACCTCCCTTCCTGTGAGGTAGACTTCTCCTTCAAAAAGAGGACGATGAGTTTGAGCGATGCTTCTCACTCGATTCGTCAAACCTTTAATGCCAGAGATGAGTTGCTTCATCTCTGGTGTTTCTTTATTGATGGTTTCGTACTCCATAGTCGTTAACCTTTACGAGTGTTAGAGTTAGCGAGGAGAGCTTCCACATCCTCTCGCTTGTAATAGCACTTATGTCCGATTTGGATAAAGGGCAGCACAGACGAGTCCCGATAGTGTTGCAATGTTCGCTTAGTGATGTTCAGTATTCGGCATACATCCCCATTGTGTAATAAGTCAGGGAATTGAGCTGGTGGCGCAAAATGTTCATTGAAACTCTTTGTCAGCTCCTCGATGCACTCTTTCAGTTCCTCCCAAGCGGAGGTGTCAATGGCTGTAAATCTCATTTTGTTGTTGTGTTATTTGCGTTGTTATTACTTTCTGACGCAAAAGTAAGCAGGCTCTTCCATTATTCCTTTAAGCGCAGAGATAGCGGGATATACGAGGAAATATTAGGAGACTGTTGCATAAAGGCTAATCGCTGTGTTGCTTTCGGGATTCGGCTTCGGTCACATACGGAGGTATGCTCCCTTCAGACCTCACCCTCAGCGCCTTGCGCTTCATCCTTTCTGCAAAGTCAAGACAATCTTGCAAGCAAGATTGTGAGACTGTTGACTTTTGCAGCAGTCTCATTCGGAAGAGTGGCTCTTGCAGACTCTCTGATTGTCCATACTTTATTCCATTGCGTCACTAGTTCAAGTAATCTCTTCAATCCATCGAAGTAAAGCAACGCGATCCATAGCAAACAACACACTTTTCGTTAGTGCTATTTGCACACTCATAGAGCCTCTTTTCCTCCAATTGGATTGTGAAAAGGGGCTTTTCGTTGTGTCATGTCTGAGAAAAGCGATGCACTCAGAAGCAAGAAAACCGTCCATGTGCTTCTTGCGAAAAAACTCTTCTAACTTGGCTTTAGCTCTCGAAAAGGAGCTAATCATCAAAACAATGTAATACAAAGCAATCCGCACAATGAAAATAGAAGAAAAGGATAGCCCCTCCAAAAACGACCAAATAGAAGAGTATCTTTCAGCTCTGTATGAGTTTCGGTACAACACTGTGTTACACCGAGCCGAGTATCGTCCACGAGACAAGGGCGATTACACCTCCGTAGACCGCTATCGTATCAACACCCTCAAGCGAGCCTTGGACAAGGAGGCCAACATACAGACCTCAACAGATAATCTGTACAGCATTATTGAGAGCGATTTCTCCCCACGTATCAATCCCGTGCAAGACTATTTTCGAGCCTTACCGCTGACGAATGGTAATGCGGAAGCTATCACAGCTCTTGCCGACTGCGTGCGTGTAACCAATTCTGAGAAGTGGGAGGAATACCTTACCAAGTGGCTCGTGGCTGTAGTAGCCAATGCTATGGACGACAAGCAGTGTCGCAATCACACCTGCCTTGTGCTGACAGGCGAGCAAGGCAAGTTCAAAACGACCTTTCTAGACCTGCTCTGCCCACCAGCTCTATCCGACTACCGCTATACAGGAAAGATATATCCGCAGGAGAAAGATGTGCTGAGCCTTATCGGGCAAAATCTCATCATCAACATTGACGACCAGCTCAAAGCCCTCAACAAGCGAGATGAAAACGAACTGAAGAACCTTATAACCTGTCCGCAGGTGAAGTACCGTATGCCTTACGAGAAGCATATTGAGGAGCGCCCCCACTTGGCAAGCTTCGTGGCATCGGTCAATGGCAACGACTTTCTCACAGACCCGACAGGGAGCAGACGCTTCCTCCCCTTTGAAGTTCTAGCGATAGATATAGATAGTGCAAAAGCGATCCCGATGGATGCCGTTTACAGCGAAGCCAAGACTCTATTGAATAACGGCTTTCGCTATTGGTTTAATGATGAAGAGATTGTTGAGTTGCATAGAAACAGCGAGGCTTTCCAAGTCTATACGACAGAGATGGAGCTGTTGCTCCGCTACTTCACATTTCCCTCGGAAGCTGAGATGGCTACGAAACGCTTCTATATGACCAATTCGGAGATTGTAGGGTATCTCTCCTGCTATACCCGACAACCCCTCTCTCCGAAACGAATGGGCGAAGCCCTGCGCAGGGCGGGCTATACGAGGGAGTGTCGCAGGATAAATGGCAATCCCGTATATGTCTATGCCGTCCGTAAGATTTACCCCGAGCAACCACCATAGCACTCTGTTGTTGCACTCCCTTTGTAATACCCCTTTCTCTTCTCTTTCCTATTCTCCTTACTACGTTACTACAACTAAGGATAATACAGTGAAAGAGAAAGAATTACAGAAGACATTCATCTTACGACAGATGTTACTACAATCTTTCTACGCTTCTACAGCTTAATAGAGGACAAGTGGTGTAGACAGATGGTGTAGTAGGATAAATCCCGACAAAGTGTTACACTTTTCTCTTTCACTGTCAATCACTTATCCTAGTGTAGAAAGGTAGTAAGATAAAAAGGGGAAAACTCCAAAAAGAGAAAATCAAGAAAACAGAACATACCATGAAACAGCGAATAAAGAATACGAAGAACCCGTGAACAATGAATACGAAGAACCCGTGAACAATGAATACGAACAATCCAAAGAGAACAGCAATGAACAACGAATATTACGATCTACAACACCTTAAGGCGATACCAATAACCGAATATCTGCATACTGCCTATGGCATCGAACCTGCCAAACGGTACAACGGATATGCCCTTTATCATGCGCCCTACCGAGAAGACTTCAATGCTAGTATGAAGGTAGACTTTCGGGAGAACTTGTGGCACGACTACGGCACAGGTCAAGGCGGAAGCATCATAGACCTTGTGATGCGTATGCAAGGGTGTAGTGCTTATGAAGCAATGAAGCATCTTGCTGGAAAGCGAGATACAATCGTTGCGCCCTCTTCCTTTCATCGTGAAGATCACATAGAGCACAGAAGAGATGAGCCTAGAGCAAATAATAGAAGGCATATCCTCTCCATCAGCGATGAGTTGCCCTCACATCTGCAACGCTATCTTCAAGAGGTTCGCAAGATAGATCTTGCAGTGGCAAGTGGGTATCTCCGTCACATTCACTACGAGGTAGGAGGACGAGCGTATTCCGCCATCGGATTTCCCAATCGTTCTGGTGGATATGAGCTTCGAGATGACAAAGCATTCAAGGGGACTATTGCTCCAAAGGATATATCTGTGATTGCAGGACGAGAGGAGAACGCCCCTCTCTGCATCTTTGAAGGCTTTATGGATTTCCTTTCCCTTCTTACGATAAATGCGAAAGCAACGGCTCCTTGCCTTGTATTGAACTCGGTCAGCAACATTTCACGAGCCATCGCCTATCTCCAAGAGCAAGACATTGACTCCGTCCGAGCGTTCCTCGATAATGACCCAGTAGGACGGCAAGCACTCCTGACTATCCAATCATCAGGTGTGACAGTAGAGGATATGAGCAGGCACTATGCCCGACACAAAGACCTCAACGAGTTTCTTGTAGCACAACGAGAAGCGCAGAAACAGAAAATAGTCCCTCGCAAAAGGGGGCTTAGACGATAACGCAAAAGAGAGAAATTTCAACAACGGAACAATCGGGTATTCGAAGAGACTAGAGCTGTAAAGCGTATAGATGTAAGCCTTTGTTTCAAGAGTTATGGCACTCCCTTGGAGTTGCAAGTTTGCAGGGGCAAACTTAGAAACAAAGACTCAGTGCATTCAGAGAATGCAAGCACTTCAAGGGCAGGCTGCGGGACAGGGCGGAGCGGGCATTTGGAGAAATGCCATAGCTCATTAGGGCATTTTCTTCACGCTTCACTTCGTTACCGCTAAAAAAGCCCTCCTGAGCCAAGGGGAAGCAGCCCCTTTGGATACCCCCTAAAGCTATATTCAACTTATGGGCTACGCAGTATTACACATAGACAAGGCTCGGGGCAACGACTCGGCAATGAGTGCCCACATCGAGCGAACATTCGTGCCGAACAATGTCGATGCCTCTCGCACGCACCTCAATCGAGACTTGGTGCAATTCCCCGCAAATGTCACCAACCGTACAGAAGCTATTGCACATCGCATAGCAACGGCTGGTATCTACCGAAAGGTTGCGGACAATCAAGTTAAAGCACTTCGTTTCATCCTATCAGGATCACACGAAGATATGCTCCAACTTGAAAGCGAAGGACGCTTAGAGGAGTGGTGCAATAGTACGATGCAGTGGCTTTATACCACCTTTGGCAAGGCAAACGTGGTAGCAGCCACACTTCATGCTGATGAGGAGACCCCACACATACATGCGACAGTTGTCCCGATTGTCACGGGAGAAAGGAGAAAAGCCAAACAGGAAGCTGAGAATGGCAAGCGAAAGTACAAGACAAAGAAAAACAAGATACGGCTCTGTGCTGATGATCTACTTACACCGAAGAAGCTTGAGGAGTATCAAACCTCCTACGCAGAGCAAATGCGACCATTTGGGCTGAGTAGAGGGGTGCAAGGATCTGAAGCCAAGCACCGTACTAATATGGAGTATTACAAAGAGCTCCTCAAAGAGACCAAGCAGAAACAACTTGAGGAGGAAGAACTAATTCAAAAGGTTAGAGAGTTGGAAAAGCAGGCGGGCAAGCTCCGAGTAAAGGGTACGCTCTACTCGCTATTTGGCAACTCTGAACTTGACAAGGCGGAACAGCGCATCGAAGAGTTGAAGCAAGAAGTCGAACGGCAACAACATCTTTCGGAAAAGGAGAAAGCCGAAATCCGCAAGGAGGTCATACTCCTTCAGGACACCATTAGAGATAAGGACAAGACTATCTCAGAACAACACCGAGAAATCAAGGTGTACGAGGAGGAGCGGAGTTTTATCAAACGCTTCTTTCACAGCTTCTACCTCTTACTCAATATCCGTCTGATGCTCCGCAAAATGGGCTTTGATGATGATACGGTGGTCAAGATGCACAAAGATCAAGAGATAGTCCGTGGTACAGCTACGGCATACTCGGGAATGTACAAACGAAACTTCACGGAGGAAAATGCCGAGCTACGCATTATAACCAACGAGAAGCGTCAGCCTATTCTTACCATCAATGGACTATCTGTTCCAGATTGGTGCGAACAGAAATGGAAACAGCTTGTCAATCGTAATCGCTCGCAACGACTGTAGAGATAAGACATCTCCTTCCCCTTTCATTGTAATGTTTGGACTCCGACTAAACTTTTAAGAAGAAAATCACGCAAGAACACTCACTTTCTCCCACGAATCACTACCTTTGCAAGTGATAATAGTGAGCGTTCTTTGGCTATCCAAAACGATGTACTTCAAAGCACTCCGCTCATTTCTAAATCGTTACCTATCCACATCGCGCCAAACGGTAACCTCTTACTTCTCAGCTAGATAGTCCGAAACCAAAAAATCGCGGAGGAACTTTTTAGTTCCAGCGGAGGAACTTTTCAGTTCCAACGGAGGAAAAGATGTAGCACTTGACGAATAACGATTTGTAGGGACGCACGGTCGTGCGTCCGTTGTCGAACGACATAACGTGTCATCGGGACACTGTAACTATTAACGGGGACGGACGCACGACGAGTAACGATTTGCTTTTTAAGTTCACATGCAAGTAAAATGCAAAGTTTTTTCTTGTTTCGCAAGCTCGGTCGACTTCTCTTCGGGGAACCGCTCGTCGGGGTGGGGGCTCCCACCCCTTGCCGCGGGGCGCTCCCTGAGCGGAGACTTTCCTTTCTGAACTTGACTCGGAGGACTCGCTTTTCTTCGGTGAACCGCTCGTCGGGGTGGGGGCTCCCACCCCTTGCCGCGGGGGCGCTCCCCGAGCGGAGACTTTCCTTCCTTGGACTAGGCTCAAAGAGCTCTC